AAAACCCCGCTTTTTGGTACGTCATTCAAGGCTGGAACAAGCCCAGAGGTAATAAAGGAGTGGGCGAAAAATAAAGTATTTTTAACGGCTTAAAACAAACGCAAATGATACAACAATTCATCAACTGGCTACGCCGCACAGCCATAGCGCCGAAAAAAGAAAATTTCTATCTGCTCACTTCGCGCCTGGTAGAGGCCGCACTGGCCGCCGAGGACTTCGAGAGCCTCGACAAAGTAAAGCAGGAGTTTTGCACCAGCTTTAAAGCCTATGCAACCCACGAGGACTTCGGGGACGCACAGCGGACCGTAAGACAGGCAATCAACTACCGCACCGAGGAGCTACACACTATTAATTTCAGTTAGAAAAACGTAAAACGATGATACACACTACAGACAATTTTTACAATAAAGCTGCACAAGTTATAGACAATAAATACTTCCCTAATGTTAAATACTACGCCGACAATCCAAACACTTTAAAAGTGCACCAAACGCTCGAACTATTTAATAACGGCTGCTTAACCTACAGAAAATTAATAGGGCGTATAAGCACAGCTTGCAAGGCAAGCGGTTATGAAGTGCATCAACTAATAGAGCCGTTAATAATGAGCTTTGGTAGTTACACCTACCGACCTAGAAAACCTTAAAAATAAAATTTGGTAAAACCAAAAAACTTTTTACTTTTGCAATACACAAACACACAGCACAATGATAGCAGCAGATATGATGTCCTCCGATGAGGTTTTGGACTATATAAGGAAATCACAAGACACCGTAAGACCGGTTAATATTAGCAAGTTCGCAGCAGAGATAGGTATGAACAATTCACAGCTTACTTTGGCCGTGGCTAACAAGCCTAAGAACGGAGTAGTGCCAAGCATACAAATGAAGTACCTTATCCGCGCTACTGAGATTATACAGGCACTACAGCAAGAGCAGTTAACCAACGAAAAAAGCGCATAGGCTCTGACCCCTACGCGCTATTAACACCCTTTAAAGTATAGACAACAATGGCAAATATAGCAACAAGCAACCAAACGACCAAAATATTCTCGGTCGAGGTCCTACTCGACCCACCGGCACGCCCCGGCCACCCCTACGCACAGCCCTCCGTCCTGGTCGTTGGCATAGCCTACAAGCACAACCATCTGACCCACACAGGCACGGAGTACACCTACGAGATTCTAAGGCTACAAGCCCAGGGGGTACCCTACGGCCGCAACTTCTTGAACGAACTGCGAGCGCCACTACTCAGCCACTTTGATGCGCTGTTCTATCCACCTATACCAGACTACCCAGAAGGCGGACACTATCACCCACGAGGACCAGAGTACGCCAACTACCTACGCTCCGAAGACTACCAGTACGACCGAGGCGAGGAGCTTCGGGAGAAGGAGTGTGAGCCATGAGCTTCATAGCCACAGGGCTGCTTATCTTCACGACGATAACCGCCCTAGTCGTCAACACGACCACCAAGACCCCGCAGCGACAACAGACGAGCCACGAGAAGGCCAGAGCCTTACGCCTGCGCATCCGACTGGCGCGCAGCAGCACAGAGCTTGACAAGCTAGAGCGAGAAGCACGCAGACTAGCCAACACCTCAACAGGCTTCACCGCCTGGACCCGCTGCCTCAACGCAGAGATAAAGAGTAAACGTTCACAATTAAAAATAGATAAAAATGCAAATCGAGATCAAGATTAACGGCGAAGCAGCAGAGCTGCACGACGTACTCCGCGCACTGCTTAACAGCACCGCACCGGCAACCGCCGCAGAGGTTAACAGCATCGACCTGCGCAAGCCCGCAGCAACCAAAGCACCTGCCAAGGCTAAGGAGCCAACAGTAGTGCCAACGCCTAACCCAGAGCCGCAACAAACCGCAGCACCAGAGGCAAAGCCGACCCCACAACCAGAGCCACAGCCGGAAGTAAGTAACCCAAGCACCGATGCAGCTATCAGCTTCGAGGAGTTCAGAGCCGCCGTAGGAGCCGCCGCACTGCTTAACAAGGACGCTGTAAAAGCAGTTCTTAAAAAGTACGACGCTACAAAGACCTCTGAGGTAATACCGGAGCTTTACGCTGAGTGCCTTACTGACATCAAAGCCATCAAGTAATGACAGCGCACGCACTACTCAGCCCCTCATCCGCATCACGTTGGCTCGCTTGCACGCCAAGTGCCAAGTTAAGCCTTGAGTTCCCGGATACAGCGGGCGAAGCAGCTAAGGAGGGCACACTAGCCCACTCCCTTTGCGAGCTACTTATCAGTAACAAGCTAAAGCCGCTACCACGCTCTGAGTACAAGAAGTTATACACGCCCATCTCTCAAAGCGAGTACTTCAATGGCCAGATGCTTGAGTACTGCGAGGACTTTGCCGCCTTCGTAATGGAGAAGTACAACGAAGCCTTAGCACATACCCCGGACGCTAAAATCTTCCTAGAGCAGCGCCTTAGCTTTGACGACTACATGGCGGGCCAGTTCGGAACGGGTGACGTTGTAATCGTAGCAGACCACACCTTACAGGTTATCGACTTCAAGTACGGCAAAGGCGTAGGAGTGAACAGTCACGAGAATAAGCAGATGATGATCTACGGCCTGGGAGCCTTGAGCGCCTTCGACTTTATCTACGACATCACCAACGTAGAAATGACCATCTACCAACCTCGTACTGACAACATATCTACCTACAGCACCACTGCCGAGGCACTCAAGCACTGGGGCGATACCGAGCTACGCAGCAAGGCTGCACTGGCACTAGAGGGAGCAGGGGAGTTCGTACCAGGTGAGCACTGCCGCTTCTGTAAAGTAAAACCACGCTGTAAGGCACTGGCTAACTACAACCTCACCTTGGCCGCACACGAGTTCGCAGAACCGAGCCTACTCAGTGATGAGGAGATAAGCAAAGTATTAGCGCGCTCGGCTATGTTCAGCCAATGGCTCACAGCCGTAGAGGAGTACGCACTCAAGTATATGCTTGAGGGCAACCCGCTACCCGGCTACAAGCTAGTCGAGGGCAGAGCCAACAGGAAGTACGCAGATGAGGCCGCAGTGGCAACAACGCTTATCTCATCCAAGCTCGCAACCTCAGAGCAGGTGTACAAACCCGCAGCACTCATAGGCATCACCGACATGGAGAAGCTCATAGGCAAGAAAACGTTTGAAGAGGTACTCGGCAAGCTAGTGATTAAGCCAACAGGCAAGCCCACCATAGCCCCCGAGAGTGACAAACGACAACCAATCAACAGCCTCGCTCAAGCAGCAGAGGACTTTAAAGACTAAAAACACAAGCTATGAACAAATTTTTTCTAATGGCCGCAGCAATGCTCGGCATGTCTGCTACCACTGCAACCCACGCGATTGAGTACGGTAGTCCAGAAGCAGCTAAACTTAAAAACACAACAGGCTTTTTGCGCGCTATGCGCTATCGACAAGAGCCATTGAGCCGCAACGCTTCACAAAACAAGCGTAGAAAGCTGGTAAGGCAAAACCCTCATCTTTTAAGAAGCAAGAAATTTAAAAAGTAATTAACCTAAAGGGTAGGCGACCCTAAAAACAAGAGCCACACATACTATGTCACAAGACACAGCAACAACCAAAGTAGTAACAGGCAAAGCGCGCCTAAGTTATGCACACATCTGGGAGCCAAAGGCAATAGACGAAAGCTCAGAGCCTAAGTACTCAGTAGCTATTCTTATTCCTAAGACGGACACCAAGACAGTAGAAGCCATCAAAGCAGCGCAGCAAGCGGCTGTTAAGGCAGGCGAGAGTAAGTTGAAAGATGCTAAGGGCAAACTGCCTGCAAACATCAAAATGCCTTTGCGTGATGGTGATGTAGAGAGAGGCGACGACCCGAACTATGCCGGCTGTTACTTCATTAATGCCAACAGCAAGCAAGCACCTCAGATTGTGGAGAAAATCCAAGGAGTGATGCACGCTATAACTGATAAGGCCAGAGTGTACAGCGGGTGCTATGCACGTGTATCGTTCAACCTGTATGCCTTCGCGGTAAGTGGTAACAAAGGAGTAGCCGCAGGACTTGGCAACATTCAGTTCTTAGCCGACGGCGAACCACTTGCAGGTGGCAGCACAGCAGAGCAGGACTTCAACGACGACTTCGAGGACGACGACAGCTTTCTAGACTAAACCACGGTAGCTCAGAGGCGTTTAAGCGCAGCCGCAGGGTGCAACTCCCTGTCTGAGCACTAAATCAGTACGAAAATGGACACAGACATCAATAACGTGCCTATTATGGTAGGTACACTAAATAAGGCGCAAGGCTTGAACGGCTTTAAAAAAGCAGACATAGGTCACCCTGTTTTTGAGTTCAAGGACAGATACATAATCTACTTAGAAAGCTACGACGGCAAGACAACCGTAGCAGTACCTTACTACAAAGAAACACTAGGACCAGTAATTAACTTTTAACGTTATGACACAATTCGAACAGACGCTTATAGACAAAGGCTATGTAAAGCATATCTTCAACTGCAAGACTATGCAGCTAGAGATTGCTAAAGGGCACACCTTATCAAGTATGGTAAACCTTGATCATAGGTACATACGCCCAGACATAGAAGGGGAGATATGCTTCGGGCTTAATGAGAGGGATAAGCCGCCGACACTTATCTACCCCAGACCTAGAATAGAGGTTACAAGAGAAGGTAAGGTATTGAATGAGGCAAGCGATGACGCTATGAACGCTGTACTTACAGCCTTCTCACCGGAAGAAGTGATAGAAGCTATTTACGATAAAAGTATAATCTTAAAAACAACATAACACTATGGCATACTACAACCTACAGCGCGACGCTGACAAAGTAAAAGAAGCTACAACCGAGTTCATTGACAGCCTTGTACAGCAAGTAGAGGAACTCACGAAACAAGTAGAACAACTCGAGGCCGAGCTAGAAGCCGCCAACGAGACTATTTCAAACATTCAAAACGATTAAGGATATGAAGTGTGCATACGACAAGGAAGCGCCTAAAATAGTAGGGGCGATGCTTGTGAACAAGAAAACAAGTGTGGTAAGAAACTTAAAAGGAGTTTACCTTGGTAAGATAGTACCTTACTACGGCGCACCAAACGCGGTATTTGTTCCTAGAAAAACTAAAATAAATGACTGATAACGACCTCATGCCCTTCGGCAAGTACAGAGGCAAACCGCTTCGAATTGTGCCCGCCAAATACCTGCTTTGGCTGTTCAACAAGGGCTGCACCCACGCAGGAGTAAAACAGTATATTCTCGACAACTTTAAATATTTACAATAATGGAACATTTAATCATTACAGGGCCTCAAGCAAGCGGCAAAACCGAAAGACTAAAACAACAAACAGACAAGTACTTGACAAGCGAGATACTCTATTTGAATAGAATACACGTAAAGCTAGAAGCCGTGCGCAACATAAAGCTAGTAGTTTTTAGCGGCGTTGGCTTAGATGAAGAAAATGTGGAAACTTTGAAAGCGCTAGTTTCAGAAGTGAAGTATGAGCACCTACGGTTTATAGTTGTAACAAACACGAGCATTGACGCTTTAAAAGATTGCAGAAGGTTCACCATACTACATACTTCTCGCTAATGAACACACTAACCATCGACATAGAGACGTACAGCGGTACGGACATCAAGCAAGGAGTGTATAAGTACACGCAAGACCCCGACTTCACCATCCTGCTGTTCGGCTACGCCTACAACGACGACCCTATACAGGTTATTGACTTGACGAGAGAAGCATTGCCTAAAGAGTTGGTTTGGGATTTACAAGCGCCAGAGATATTAAAAACAGCTTTTAACGCTGCCTTCGAGAGGGTATGCTTGCAAGAGTATGTGAACAGAGTACAGCCTCTTCGTGGAAAGAGCTTTCCTCTACCCATCAACCAATGGCAGTGTACCTCAGTACTTGCAGGCGTAGCAGGCTTACCGATGAACCTCGACGGTGCTAGCAAGGCACTGAGGCTCACACAGACCAAGGACGCCGCAGGTAAAGCACTCATCAAGTACTTCACGATGCCCTGTAAGCCTACCAAGACCAACGGCATGCGTACCCGCAACCTGCCTGAGCACTCGACTGAGAAGTGGCAGCAGTTCATAGAGTACTGCCGCCAAGATGTGGAGGTCGAGAGAGCAATACGCAAGCAACTCAGCTATGTACACATAAGCCAAGAGGAGCACACGCTGTACCATCTTGACCAGCAGATCAACGACAACGGCGTACTCATCGACAGCGACTTCGTTAACAAGGCTATAGCCATAGACGAGGAGTTTAAGGCCTGCCTAGCCGCAGAAGCGATTGAGTTGTCAGGCATAGAGAACCCCAACAGCCGCAACCAGATACTAGAGTGGCTACAGGCCGAGGGCGAGGACGCTACTACCCTACGCAAGGCAGACATACCTGAGCTTATAGCCAACAGCGACAACCCCGACGTTAAGCGACTGCTTACCCTGCGTCAAGAACTCAGCAAGACCAGTACAAGCAAGTACCTTATGATGCGTAGCGCGGCAGGCTACGACGACAGACTTCGAGGCTTGTTCCAGTTCTACGGTGCATCGCGTACTGGCAGATGGGCAGGACGACTGGTACAACCACAGAACCTACCACGCATACACTTCACACCCGACACCCTCGACCTCGCCAGACGCACAGTAGCGCAGGGCGACACAGACACTCTTGAGATGGTGTTTGGCGACGTAACGGACACACTATCACAGCTCATCCGTACAGCGTTCATAGCGCCCAAGGGTAGCAGGTTCATCGTATCCGACTTCTCAGCTATTGAGGCACGAGTGATAGCGTGGTTGGCAGGGGAACAAGATAGCCTCGCTATCTTTGCAAGCCATGGTTTAATATATGAAGCTACCGCAGCAGCTATGTACAAAGTGCCTATTGAGAGCATAGTTTGGATTGATGCAGAAGGTAAGAAACACAAAGGGGAGAACTACCACCTAAGAGCCAACGGGAAAGTAGCCGTTTTATCATGTGGTTATCAAGGCGGCCCCTCAGCGCTCATAAGGATGGGGGCGCTTGAAGGCGGGATTAAGGAAGAAGAATTACAACCAATAGTAGATAAGTGGAGATTAGCCAGAGCACCTATCGTCAAGTTTTGGTACGATTGTGGTAAAGCAGCAATCCGAGCAGTAAAGCACGGTACCAAGGTAAGCATACAACACGGTATGAGCTTCCACTACAGAGATAATACGCTGTGGATAACTTTACCAAGCGGCAGACAACTTGCCTACTACGAGCCTACGCTCAAAGAGAGCAACTTCGGCGGAGAGGCGCTATGCTATAAAGGCATGGACCAAGTGCGTAAAATCTGGGGCAACCAAGACACCTACGGCGGTAAGATTGTGGAAAATTGTTTGGGTGAAAATACCCTAGTTCTCACTTTAAAGGGGTATATTTGTATCAAGGACATTACAAGCCAAGACAAAGTATGGGACGGCGAATGTTGGGTATCACATAAAGGATTGATAAACAAAGGAGAGCAACCCACAATAAAAGTCGATGGTGTTTATTTAACAGCAGAACATAAAATATTAACTACTAATGGTTGGAAAGATGCATCACAGAGCGAAGGACATTTCGGGGCAAAAGTTAAACTACCTAACGGCTATCCGTTTTGTAGGCTCGGACGGAAAAAAATCTATATGGGAGGTAAGCTGCGATTGTGGCCGACTGATACGAATGGCCGCTTCCGAGTTCAAAAAAGGGGAGCAAAAATCTTGCGGTTGCAAGAGGTACAAACTGATAAGCGAAAGTCGAAAGACTCACGGTATGTCGACGCATCCGGCTTATTTTGTATGGCGTTCGATGATAGACAGATGCTCACTTTCGACGCATCAAGCGTGGAAGAATTACGGAGCAAGGGGGATAAAAGTTTGCGACCGTTGGGTAGGAGCATTTGCTGTTTTTTGGCAGGACATGGGGGCGGAGTACGAGAGAGAAGCAGCCAAGGGCAGAACGACACTAGAGAGAATAGACGTGAATGGGAACTACGAGCCAAGCAACTGCCGATGGGCGACACACAAAGAGCAAGCGAACAACAAGAGGGGCAATGTTTGGATAAACACTCCTTGGGGCAAGTTAACAGTAGCGCAAGCGTCAGAGGCTTCGGGTATAAACGTCACTACGCTATTATACCGGATACAGAGAAATTGGCCAGAACAATTTTTGTTCACCAAGCCGGACGTAACCAACAGGTTTACGACCTCCTAGACTGCGGAGAGCTTAATCGCTTTACTATCCTCACGACACAAGGACCTTTGATAGTGCATAACTGCACGCAGGCTGTAGCCCGTGACTGCATGGCCCACGCTATGACCCGACTACACGCAGCAGGCTATAAGATAGTGATGCACGTCCACGATGAGGTTGTCCTCGAGATGCCCTACGGACAAGGCAGCGAGGCAGAGGTCGCAGAGATAATGTCGCAAGGCGCACCTTGGGCAGCAGGTTTGCCCCTAGTGGCAGACGGTTACGAAACGGAGTACTATAAAAAAGATTAGAAAATGAAAACACACTAGCTATAATACTTGGACTGCTAATAGGCATATCCGCAGCAAGGATTTACATAATACTGACAAACATATGCGCCAGATAATCTTAAAAGCCCTACAGACCAACGCTCTGACAACGGAGGAGCTAATAGCCTACGCTCTTAAAAAGGAGCTGCCGACTATGGATATTCTGGTGTTCAGAACAAAGGTTAAGTTTATGATAGGTAAGCTGAAACGAGAGGGCAAGATACTGAGACACAAAGGTCGTTATTGGCGAATAGGCAAAGAGGCTACGGAGTGGTATTACAACCTCACAGGTGTGCAGGTTGACCAGATGAGAAGGGCAGAAAATCTACCGCAAAAAGACCCTACGCAAAAACAATTAGCCGACCTATACCTAAAATATCATTTAAACAGAGTAAATTTGACACCCACCTCAACTAAGCAAATATGACAACAATCTCAATAGCCGAAGGCAGAACACGGACAGACAGAATATGGAAGAACACGCAGTACACGTGGCAAGGACTGGTTAAACGCTTGTCTATCACACACCGTACAGCCGAGACCATTGCTGAGTATATGGCGGCTAAGAAGAACAGGCAGGATGAGATTAAGGACGTAGGAGGGTTCGTAGGCGGTACGCTGATACAAGGCAGACGAGGTAAGGGCAAAGTGCTGTCACGCAGCTTGGTTACACTTGACATTGACTTCGGGCAGAAGGGTATCTGGGAGGACTTTATTATGGAGTTCGACTGTGCCGCAGCCGTGTACTCTACACACAAACACACCTCAGAACACCCACGCTTACGACTTGTAATACCCTTGGCACGTGAGGTCTTTAGCGCCGAGTACGAGCCGATAGCACGTAAGATAGCCGAGAAAATAGGCATAGAGCTATTCGACCCTACTACCTACCAGGATTACAGGTTGATGTACTGGCCATCCACGAGTAAAGACGGTGAGTTCTACTTCCAAACGCAAGAAGGTCCTTGGCTTGACCCCGACGCGATACTGGCAGAATATAAGGATTGGAAGGATACCTCGCACTGGCCAACAAGCAGCAAAGAGGACACCATCATCCGCGCAGCCATTAAGAAGCAAGGCAACCCACTTGAGAAAAACGGCGTAGTAGGAGCCTTCTGTCGTTGCTACGGCATAGAAGAAGTTATCGATACCTACCTCAGCAGCGAGTACAGCCCTTGTGATGTGCCCAACCGCTACACCTTCGTAGGGGGTAGCACCTCAGCAGGACTTGTAGTGTACGACGACTTGTTCGCCTATAGCCACCACGGCACAGACCCGACAAGCGGTAAACTGTGTAACGCCTTTGACCTTGTACGCCTCCATAAGTTCGGAACGATGGACGAGGAGATGGCAGCGGGCACACCCATCGTCAACGCACCAAGCTACCGTGCTATGGTCGAGTTTGCCACCAAGGACGCTAAGGTACGCCGTATCATAGGAGAGGAGCGCTTCGCTGCCGCACAGTCGGACTTCGCAGGAGCCTTCGACGACGAGGACAACGACGCTACTGCCGAGGCAGATACAGAGTGGCTTGGACTGCTTGAGTGCGATGGCAAAGGACGATACCTGCCCTCAGCACACAACATCACAACCATACTAGAGAACGACCCGAACCTTAAAGGCAAATTCGCCCTTAACCTGTTCGACTACAGAGAGAGTGCTTTAGGTAATCTACCGTGGCGCAAGGTGAAGGGTTGGCAGGACAGAGCTTTACGCAACGTGGATGATGCAGGGCTTCGGGTCTATCTTGAGAAAACTTATAACATCACAGGAGAGAAGAAGATAACAGATGTACTTACGCTGCATCTGCACAAGAACGGCTATCACCCTATTAAGAACTACCTTGAGAAGATAAAGTGGGATGGTGAAGAACGTATCGACACACTGCTTATCGACTACTTCGGCGCAAGGGATACGCCCTATGTCAGAGCAGTAATACGCAAGAGCTTAGTAGCTGCTGTAGCTCGTATCTACACACCTGGTTGCAAGTTTGACTACGTGCTTACCCTCACCGGTAAAGAAGGTACCTACAAGAGCACGTTCATAGAGAAGCTAGGCGTATCACCTGAGTGGTACACAAGCTCTATCACGAGCCTTCATGGCAAAGAAGCTATGGAGCAGTTGCAGGGTAACTGGATAATCGAGATAGCAGAGTTGGCGGGGTTCAAGAAGGCAGAGATTGAGACGATTAAGAACTTCATCACCACACCAGTTGACAAGTTCAGAGTGGCCTACGGCAGACGAGTAGAGGACTTCCCAAGGCATTGCGTTATGTTTGGTACGTCCAACCGTGACGACTTTCTGAGAGAAGCAGAGGGCAACCGCCGTTTCTGGCCTGTACGAGTGCTTGAGCACACGCCTACCAAGTCAGTAAAGGACGACCTGACACCAGACGAGGTAGCACAGATATGGGCAGAAGCTAAGACCTACTTTGACCAAGGCGAGAGCCTGTACCTCAGTGCAGAGTTAGAGAGAGCAGCACGACACGCACAGCGACTACACACCGAGCAGGACGTAAGAACAGGCATAGTAGAGCAGTACATCAATATGCTGCTACCAGAGAACTGGGACGAGATGAGTATCTACGACAGACGCTCTTACTTCAAGTCCTACTACGAGCCGGACGAGGACAACTTAAACGTAAAAGGCACTATTGAGCGTGATAAGGTCTGCGGCTTAGAGATATACTGCGAAGCACTTGACGGACAACAGCACCAAGTCACGCCTTACATTATGACGGACATACACAACATAATGCGTAAAATAAACGGTTGGGAGGCTGGAGGACGCGCACGCAGCCAACGCTACGGCACACAACTACACTACAACAAGGTTAATATTCACTCTTTAAAATAGATAACATGATAAAGTACACAGCCGCAGACGTGCGCGAAAAACGTATCAGTTTTAAAGGACTGACAGAGGAGCAGTTCTTAGCCTTACAAGCTCATTTCCATAAGTTGTACCCCGAAGATGGATATATGAACTACAGTTGGATAGATGAAAATACGCACTATAGGTTCTATAGAGGGGGCATCATCTTAATGTCGCACATAGGCGGACAGCGCTGTACTTACATAGGCGTTAAAAACAACGAAGGGTACGAGGCTACTCTCGAAATAACCTACGACGAGTTCGAGTTCGGGCAGCAGGAAGCTGACTTCCCGATAGAAGTGTTGGAGAAGATGCTTGAGCACCAAGTCGCACAAGGTAATAAGCGAGATGTTAGTGTGTTTGATGAGGACATAGTGGCTAAGTCCATACTCCTCGAAGCGGAAGAACTTATCAACGGTGAACGTGCGAAGGACTACGGCAAGGTAAGTGACAACTTCAACAACATTGCTATCGGTTGGAACGTGATTATCGACGGCAAACCCATAACAGCTCGTAAGGTAGGCTTGATGATGGCTTGGTTGAAGATATGCCGTGACGTACAGAACCCCAAGCAAGACAACCTTGTAGATGGTGCAGGGTATTTTGGTTGTATAGATAAGATGAGCCGTGAATAATTTTTAAACCTTAATAATGTAAAAACAGATGCAAGACGCAAAACAACCTATTTTCTCCAGGGTGTGGGAAATGCCAAATAAAAACACCTTTGATGTTAAGTGTATAGGTAAACTGATAGACAGATACCTTACTACCGATATGTTGAGCATAGACCCTTTTGCAAACAAGTGTAAAAGAGCTAAAATAACCAACGATTTAAACCCTGATTATGACACAGACTACCACTTAGATGCTGTTGATTTTTTGAGGGTGTTTGCGGATAGTTCGGTAGATTTTGTGTTTTACGACCCGCCATACAGTTTGCGCCAAGTAAGTGAGTGCTATAAAAACGTAGGAATACCGGTAACGATGGAAACTACACAAAGCAGTTGGCGCAGTAAGCATATAACCGAGATAGCACGAGTACTCAAACCAAACGGAATAGTTATGTGTTTTGGGTGGAACAGTGCAGGGGTCGGTAAGGTAAGAGGTTGTGAGCTTGTAGAGGTGATGTTAGTAGCCCATGGAGGAAGCCACAATGACACTATATGCACCGTAGAACGTAAGAAAGATGTCCTCTGAGAAACTACTAGAGCGTAAGCTCACAACTGCCACGAAGCTAAAAGGAGGGATAGCTGTAAAGCTAACCTCTCCTAGCTTCAACGGCTTACCTGACCGACTAATACTTATGCCCGGAGGACGTGTCTGCTTTGCAGAGATTAAGACCACAGGGCAGAAGCTACGACCCATACAACTTGTAGTCAAAGCAATGCTTGAGAAATTAGGCTTTGTGGTATGGGTCATAGACGACGAAACAACATTACTTAATTGCTTAAATAGTTTATAGAATGTATTTATACAGATACTCAAGATTTTGGTACGATGAGAACAGAGTACGTGTACACTTAGACCAGTACCTCGTTTTAAGAGAAACCCCTGAAGGGTATTGGTTTAGTATAGATAGTTACCACAAAAAGTGGACATCTAAAAATACTCTACGCAGGTATGCCTATCCTACCAAAAAGGAAGCACTTACGAGCTTTATAGCACGACAAAAAAGAAGCATCGCTTTATGTAATCGTAATATTTACGCTGCTAAAAAAGCGATGGAAGAAGCAACTAACATTCTAAACACCTTATAACATGCTACTAAGAGTTACAAGACCACAGGCAGCTATCATCGAACTAATGCGCAGAGATGAGTATGCCACCGTATCCTACGGCAGAGAAAAGAACTTCTGCCCCGTAAGCGCAACAGACCCCGCAGAACGTACCTACTGCCGCGCTATGACCATAGACAGTATGCGCAGACAAGGTTATCTCATAGAGATAAAACCCGGTGTGTTCAGACGTAATATGGAGTGCATCTGGTTCAAAGAGCCAACACACCCACTGCCAGTTGAAACGTACCGCCCCTATGTTAAACCCAAAAAGAAAAATGCTAAGTAAAGCCAACTTCCACGCCTACCAACACCACGCTACTGGCCACGTGCTGCACAACGAAGCAGCAGGTCTGTTCATAGGTCTTGGCTTAGGTAAGACCGTGATATGCCTCACAGCGATATCCGAACTCATGTTCGAGGAGATGGCAATAGAGCGTGTGTTGGTTATCGCCCCTAAGCGGGTAGCAGAGCATACGTGGACAACGGAGGCGGCTAAGTGGTCGCACCTCAAGCACCTACGCATCTCTAAGGTTATGGGCAGGCCTAAGCAGCGGCTTGACGCACTCAAGGCCGAGGCTGACATCTATATCATCAACCGTGAGAACGTGCAGTGGCTCGTAGGGCACTACGGTACAGCGTGGCCGTTCGACTGCGTAGTAATTGACGAACTGAGTAGCTTCAAGTCTGCGAAGTCACAACGCTTCAAAGCGCTACGGATGATACGCCCACGCATCGCCAGAATGATAGGATTGACCGGTACGCCTGCAAGCAATGGACTGCTTGACCTCTGGGCACAACTCTACCTGCTTGATCAAGGCCAACGCCTCGGTAAGACCATCACGGAGTACCGTAACAACTACTTCAAGGAAGGCAAGCGCAACGGACACATAGTGTATGACTACAAGCTCAGAGGCGACCCACAGGACATCTACGACAAGATAGGCGACATCTGTATCTCTATGAAGGCAGAAGATTACCTGCAACTGCCAGAGCGTATAGACCGTATCGTAGAGGTGACGTTAAGTGATGAAGATATGAAGGCATACCTCAAGTTTGAGGAGGAGCAGGTACTTGCTATGGCAGACGATGAGG